TGCGCCGAGACCGGAGAACGATCGTACCAAGGGCATAGCTCGTATCAGACGACCGCTCAACGGTTCGGGGCGATCAAGGCCGAGCAGGATGCGAACGTGAAGGCGCGACTGGCGCGGAACGGCCTCGTGGACTGGCGCTGATACACCGATGATCGACCTCACCGTCGACGTCGACGATCAATCCGGGATCGCCGGGATGATCTCGGGCCTCCGGCAGCAGATGCCGTTCGCGCTGTCGCTGGGCCTGAACAATACGGCCAACGTCGCGCAGAAGGCGGTCCAGGCAAAACTGCCGGCCGAGTTCGATCTTCGCGCCGCCGACTTCATCACGAACACGATCTACCGGAAGCCCGGCCAAGACTTCGCCACGAAGACGAACCTCGCCGCAACCATTCGCGTCAATCCCGCTCGCAACCAGCTCGCCAAGTTCGAAATCGGCGGCGAGAAAGAATCGATCAGCGGCAAGTCGCTCGCTGTTCCTGTGTTCCGCGAGGACAGCCCGAACATCATCATCCGCCGCGGCGATCCGCTATCGGTCGCCAAGCTCTTCGACGCCATTCAAAAGCGCTCAGGCAAGCAGTTCAAACCTCGCCGACGAAAAGGCGAACCCAAGCCAGCGCCGATCGATCAGGGTCGCGTCTTCCTCGTCAAGAACGCGAAAGGCACGTTCATCCTCGAACGCCAGCACCCGGGCCGCGACGGCAACCGCGTGCTCTACTGGTTCAGGAAGTCCGTCCCGATCCCCGCCTCGCTCCACTTCGACGAGACCGCGCTCCAAGCCGCGCTGGCCGCGTGGGAGATCGAATTCCCGAAGGCGATTGACTATGCGATGGCGACGGCGAAGTGATAACCACGACTACGATGGTTAGCCATTCTGGCGCGCTGGGGTCCCTTCTGGCAGGCGCGCACGAGGGTCCGCGCAGCCGCCGCCGTACCCGTGTATATCGGCTGCATAACTGCATGCGGTTGATGTCATTGGAGCTATCGTGACGCCGCGTCGTTTCCGCGGCTCACCGCGGCAGCCGAATCGGCCAGCGACGGCAGCGGAACTCACCGTCGCCCAGTCACCGAAGGTGGCGAAGCTCTTCGCTCGAGGATTCGCGCTCCATAAGCGCGGCCTGCTGAACGAGGCCCTCCAGGTCTATGTCCGCGTGCTCAAGGCGGAGCCCAGGAATCCGATCGCGCTCCACTACGCGGCGCTCTTGGGTCGGACGGTCAACCAACACGCGAAGCAGAACGGTCGCCCGTCGGCCGACGGGCAGGTGATGCGCCTCATGGCGCTCTCGATCGCCGCGGCACCGCACAACGCGGGCGCGGTGCACAACTTCGCCAAGTTCAAGCACGATGCCGGCGAGCTCGCGGACGCGATCCAGCTTTACCGGAACGCGCTCGCCATCGACCCCCAGCAAGGCGAAAGCTGGATGCACCTGGGCGGCGCACTGGGAGCGCTCGGTGATCGGGCGAGCGCCGACGAGGCGTGGTCTCGGGCGATGGAGTGCCCGACGACAACCCCGGACGCGCGGTTCAACGTGTCATTTCTCCGCCTCTTGAGGGGCGAGTACGCGCGCGGGTTCGCCGACTACGAGTCGCGCTGGGACTGCCCGGAGTTCCTCCACAGCTACGGCCGGCCGGACCTGCCGTGGCCGCGGTGGACGATCTCCGCGGGGGGCAGACTCCTCCTCCACGCCGAGCAGGGCGCCGGCGACGCGCTCATGATGCTCCGGTACCTGCCGCTCGTGCGCCCATTGGTCGACGCGTTGGCGATCGAGGTGCCGAAGGGCCTCATGTCGCTGGTCGCGGCGGTCTGCGCCGCGCACCGCGAGCTGGCGGACGTTACGGTCCTCGAACGCGGAGTCACCATCGAGCGAAGCGCGTTCGACCATCAGCTCCCAATGCTGTCGCTGCCGGCGGTGTTCGGCACGACGCTCGAGACGATTCCGCCGCCGGTCGAATGGCGGCCGGTGCAGGCCGATGGCGAGCCGATCTCGGTCGAATCCGGCCGCATCGGGCTCTGTTGGCGCGGATCGACCACGCATTCGAACGACCGGACCCGATCCATGCCGTTCGAAGCGTGCTTTCCGCTGCTCGACTTGGCGGACTCGCACGGCCTGACGTTCCAGTCGCTGCAGTTCGGCTACACAGTGAGCGAGCCGCTCGACGCCTGCCCGACAGGCGATTTCCTCGAGACGGCCCGCCAGATCGCCCGCTGCGAGACCGTCGTCTCGTGCGACACGTCGGTCGCGCACTTGGCCGGGTCCATGGGCGTGAAGACGCTCGTGATGCTGCCCTTCATCGCGGAATGGCGCTGGCTGCTCGATCGCTCCGGCTCTCCCTGGTACCCATCGGCGACGTTGGTCCGGCAGCGCGCTGCGGGTGATTGGGGATCTGCCATTGAGCAGGTAACGCGAGCGATTCTGGATACACGCCGATGACAGCGATCCTCGCACAGACGCGCTACGGGACGATGCTCCTGCCCCCGTTCGATCGGTACGTCACGCCACAGCTCATCCACCATGGGCGATTCAGCGAGGCGGAATTCGCGACGTGGGTGCCGTATCTCGGTGATGGGAGCGTGGCGCTCGACGTCGGCGCCAACGTCGGCGGTCACACGCTCGCGCTGGCATCCCTCGTCGGCTATGCCGGGCGCGTCTATGCCTTCGAGCCGCAGCGCCATCTCTTCCAAATGCTGTGCGGCTCGCTCGAGCTCTGTGGCGCGCGGAACGTCGTGCCGTTCCACCGCGCCGCCAGTCGTGAGCCCGGCACGGTCCGCGTCCCCGAGATGGACTACGGCCATCCGAACAACTTCGGCGCACTCGATCTCAGGGCTGTACCACACGACGCGCCGTGTGAAACGGTTCGGTCGATGCCGATCGATGATCTCAACCTCCCGCGCGTCGACTTCATCAAGATCGACGTCGAAGGCTATGAGCTCGACGTGTTGCTCGGTGCGGAACAGACCGTCGCTCGGTGTCGCCCCGTGATATCGGCAGAAGCCGATCGCGAGCAGAACGTGCCGGCAGAACTTGGGTGGTTCAAACGCCACGACTATCGGGTGTGGTGGCACCGTCCACCGATGGGGCCACTCTTCCCGAATACGATCTCGCTCAATCTGCTCGGGCTGCCGCGGGAACGTGCTGACCTGCCGGAGCCCGAGGTTTTTGTCGAGGTCGCGATTCCGTGACGTGCCGATGAGCGTCCGCAACGCTACGACGAGTATCAGCAAGCGCCACTTCGCGGAGACCTACGGCGTCTCCGAATCGCAGCTCGAGCGCCTGTTTCAACAGGGCATGCCGCACGAAAAGCAGTCGTCGCGGAAGATCGCGATCCCGATGCCGGCGGGTCGCGTGTGGTATCACGACTATCTCGTCGACAAGGGCCGACGCCAAGCGGCGCCGAAGGACTTGGACGAGGCGAAGCAGCGAAAAATGGCGGCCGAGGCGGAGCTCGCGGAGCTCGAGCTCTCGGAGAAGCGCGGCGAGCTGATGACGGTGTCGGATTTCGCCAAAATTACCGGCGAAGCGTTCTCCCGCGCGCGCGCGCGTTTGCAGAACCTGGCGCCGCGGGTGGCGGCCGCCGCGTTCGGCGCGCCGACCATTCCGGAAGCGCAGGCGCGGATCGAGCCCCTTGTCATCGAAGTGCTCGATGAACTCCGGCGGGCCGATGACGTGCCGGCGTCGGCCGACTCGGAAGACGTGCCGGACGACGGCGAATGATCGCGGCGACCGACGTACCTGGCGCGCACGCCGTCCACCAGCTCTGCGGATACCACGTCGCGATCCAGCGCGAGCGCGCGCTTCGCGGGTCGATCTTCACGCCGCCGCCCAAGTACACGGTGTCAGAATGGGCAGACGAGTTTCGCGCGCTCACGAGCATTGCCTCGGCCGAGCCGGGCCGGTGGCGCACCGACCGTGCGCCGTATCAGCGCGGCATCATGGACGCGTTTTGTGATCCGTCCATCGAGCGGGTAGTCGTGATGTCGAGCGCACAGGTCGGCAAGACCGAGATCGTGCTCAACGTGATCGGCTACTTCATCGATCAGGACCCGGCGCCGATCCTGGTGCTGCAGCCGACGATCGAGATGGCGCGCGCCTTCTCGAAAGATCGCCTGCGTGAAATGCTCCGCGCCTCTTCGCGGTTCGCCGCGCTCCTGCCCGACACGGGGCGCCGCGACGGCGACGACACGATCCTTCACAAGCAGTTCCCCGGCGGCCAGATCACGATGGCGGGCGCCAATTCCGCCGCGGGCCTCGCATCGCGGCCGATCCGCGTGGTCCTCGACGACGAGGTCGACCGTTTCCCGCCCTCAGCCGGCGAGGAAGGCGACCCGGTGTCGCTCGCGAAGAAGCGCACGCTCAATTTCTGGAATAGGAAGGAAGGTCTCTTTTCAACACCGACCGTGAAGGGCGTGTCGCGGATCGAGACGGCCTTCAACGGCGGCGACCGGCGGCGGTATCGCGTCCCCTGTCCGCACTGCGAAGCGCTGCAATCGCTACGGTGGGCAAACCTCGATTTCGACAACGCCGAGTACGTGTGCGAAAAATGCGGGGCCTGCATCGCCGAGACGCACAAGCCCAACATGCTCCGCGATCGCGCGATGGGCGGACTGGCCGATTGGGTTGCGGAGTCGGCGACGTTCAAGACGGCGAGCTTCCACTTGAACGCGCTCTACTCCCCATGGGTGAGTTGGGAATATCTCATCACCGAATTCCTCGAGGCCAAGAAGAGCCCCGAGCAGCTTCGCACGTTCGTCAACACGGCGCTCGGTGAGACGTGGGAGACGGATGGCGAATCGATCGATACGGACGCCATCGGCGCGCGCCGCGAAGTGTATGCGGCCGAAGTCCCTGCCGGCGTTGGCGTCCTCACGGCGTTCGTGGACGTGCAACGCGACTGGCTGGAACTCCTCGTCAGGGGATGGGGCGCCGGTCAGGAATCCTGGCTCATCGCGCATCACCGGATCCGCGGGAGCACCGCGCTGCCGGACGTGTGGGAGCGGCTCGATCCCCTGCTGCTCAAGCCGTATGCGCACGAATCGGGCTCCGCGCTCCACATCACGGTCTGTGGCATCGACTCGGGCGACGGCGAGAACGTGCACCCCGTCTACCGATTCGTGGCGCCGCGACAGAAGCGCGCGATCTGCCCCGTGTACGCGACGAAGGGATCCTCGGTTCGCGGCCGACCGATTATCGCGGGTCGGCCGTCCAAGCGAAACAAGTACGGCGTGCGCGTCTTCCCCATCGGTGCGGACACGGCCAAGGACATCATCTTCCCGCGGCTCAAGCTCGAGCGCGCGGCCGATCGCTCCTGCCCGCCCGGCTTCCTCCATTTCCCGAAGCCGTTCCCCGACGGAGGATGCGACGACGAATATCTCGCGCAATTCGGGCGCGAGAAGGCCGTTCTCTACTACTCGCACGGCGTGCCGTACCGCGTCTACGAGGTGTCTCCAAAAGGCGCGCGCAACGAGGCGATCGATCTCGAGGTCGGCAATCTCCACATGCTGCACCTGCTCGGCGCGGGCGTCTACGACCAGCTGTCGACGTGGGTTGCACGGGCGCGGGCCGAGGGCGAGAAACAGCGGGCCGCGTCCGGCGCGACGCCGGCGCCCCCCGTCGACGGCGGCGTTGAGGCGGCGCCGGCCGCAGGCCCCGCCGTGCCGACGCCGCGCCAAACAGCGCAAGCCGCACGTCCTCCCCGCCGTCCGCCTGGCGGATATATCAACTCGTGGAGGCGCTGACACCGATGAGCGATCCGACGTCGTCGATGCTGCCGGTGCTCCCCGCCGCCGTCACTGCGATGCAGGACGTCGCGCTCCGCGGTAATCCGCGGGAATTGTACACGTGGCTGTTTCATGTGCTCGATACGGTCCAATATCGGACGGTCAAGCTCGTCGAGATCGAGTACGCGCTCCGCATCTCACAGACGAATGCGTCGATTTCGCTGCGACGATTGATTGAACTCGGATATGTCGAGCGCGAGCGGGAGCGGATCGGAAAGTCGGATCGTTTCTCTTACCGCCTCGTGCACTCGAACCCGGCGCGCGAGCCGCGGCAACTCCGCGAACTCGCCACCATGCCGCTCCCGACGACGTCGACGGGCACGGGATAAGGCTGTAGCGGCTGTAGCGGCGCTGCGCTTTAGAAAACGGAAGCGATCGGCGCGCACCCTGGCGTGCGGCGTCCTATCCTGCCATGCGTGACGGTCTCCGTTCCTCCGCTCACACATCGAGCGCCGCGCCACGTCGTCGCCGGGGATTCCATCGAATTCCTCGTCGCGATCCCGTCCGCCTATTCTGGCTGGACGGGCTCCGCGCGTCTCACGGGCGCGGACAACGCCGTCATGGCAGCGACGTCGTGCGCCGCGGAAGGCTCCGACTTCCACGTCTACTTCGTCGGCAACGCCGGGACGTCGAAGCTGCCGAGCGGCCATTATCAGCTCACCGTCTGGGCATCGGACGGCACCGGGCGGCGGGTCACGCTCGAGCAGATCACGGTCTCGCTGGCGCCGGACCTCTCGGCCGGATTCGCAGATCAGCCGCGCGCGTTCCGCACGCTCGCCGCCATCGAAGCGGCGATCGATGCACGTGTGACCGGGCAGCAGGTGATCGAAGAGTACACGGTCGACGGGACGGCGACGCGGAAGGCGTCGCTCGAAGAGCTTGAGCGGCTTCGGAATAAGTACGCGGCCGAGGTCTCGGCGATCATCAACGCACGCCGGCCAATCGGGAGTGTCGAGTTCGCGTTCGGCCCATCCGGCACGATCCCCAGTATGCGGCATCGCTTCCCGGGGGCGTTCTAGTGGGTGCGATCGCGAAGTTCCGCTCGGCGCTGGCGCGCGCGATTGCGCCCCGGACGCCGGCGCGTGCGCAGCGGAACGCGTTCGCGGGCTCGCTCTTCAACCGCCTGACCTCCGACTGGGTCATGGCGGCCTCGCGCTCGGCGGATCAGGAGACCCGCTACGAACTGCGCACGCTCCGGAATCGCGCACGCGAGCTCGATCGCAATTCGCCGTTCGGTGCCAAGTACTCGACGTTGGTCGCGGAGAAGGTGATCGGTCCGACCGGGATTCGCCTGAAAGCGAAGAACAAGCTCAAGGACGGCACCGATCTCCACCGCGGCGCCAATGCGGGGATCGAAACGGCGTGGCTCGACTGGTCGCGCCCCGAGAATTGCGACGTCACGAAAAAGCTCTCGCTCACCGAGTGCTTGAATCTCGCGACGGCGGAGTGGGCGACGGATGGCGAAATTCTGATTCGCCTCTGGGAAGGGCCGGCGTTCGGCCCGTACGGCTTCATGCTCGAGTTGCTCGACCCGGACCTCCTGGACGAGACGCTCAACCGGGAAGCATCGGGCGATGGCGCGAACGCGCTCCCGATGATCCATCAGGGCGTCGAGTTCGACCGCTTCGGCGCGCCGGCGGCCTATCACCTCTGGACGCGTCACCCGAACGACGGCGCGATCGACCGGAAGCGCGTATGCATCCCGGCCGAGCAGATCATTCACGCCTTCATCCCGAAGCGCGCAAAGCAGTCGCGGGGCATTCCGCACGCAGCCGCGATCATGACCACGATCAAGATGCTCGACGGCTACATCGAAGCCGAGCTCGTGGCCGCGCGCATCGCGTCAGCGAAGATGGGCACGATCGAGGATCTGCCGAACGGCGACGGCCCGGCGCCGAACGTCGACCCGTCCGCGGTCAACGAGTCGCCCGACATCCCGGCCGAAGCCGACCCGGGGACGCTGATGGATCTCCGCGGCAAGGGCCATCTCCAACTCTGGGACCCGCAACATCCGACGGCGGCGTTTCCGTCCTTCACGACGAAGCTCGCGCAATATGCCGCGATGGGCTACGCGGTCTCGTACGGCACGCTGACCGGCGACCTGAGCCAAGCGAACTACGGCTCGCTCCGCGTGGGGATGTTGGACGAGCGCGATCACTGGCGCCGGTGGCAACAGTTCATCGTCGTGCACGTGCTCGACCGCATCTACCGCCGCTGGCTCAAGATGGCGCTGCTCAATCAGCGCATCTCGGGCATCACGGATTTCGACGTGAACCGGTGGACGCGCGTGCTCTTCCAGCCGCGCGGCTTCGACTGGATCGATCCGCTCAAGGACGTGCAGGGCGAGCTGATCGAGGTCGCGGCCGGCGTGCACTCGTTGACGCGCATGTGCGCCGAGCGGGGCGTCGATTTCGAGGAGATCATCGAAGAGCGGGCGGAAGAGATTCGCCTCCTTCAGCAATACAACGTGCCATCGACGCTCGCCACGACGATCACCGATCGCCCGACCGGCGAAACCGATCCCGGGGGCACTGATCAGACCGCGCCGGATGCCGCAGGCGACGGGAGCGGTGCCGCCGACGCGTCGAGCAAGTCGTTCGCGCGCGCACTGCCGATTCATCCGCTGCCCCAGCGTTCAGCGATCCCAGTGAGGAAAGTCTCATGACGGCTCCTGCTCCCGCCTTCAAGAAGCCGACGCCCGACGAGCTCACGAAGCTCCGCGCTGCGTATCCGCAGGGGATGCCGCGGATCGACTACCGCGTCGCCGAAATCGATGACGAGAGCGGGAGTGACGGAGGCGACGGGGGCAACGGCGAGGTCGACGGCGCCCAAGGGCGCGACCCGAACGCGCCAATCGCGCTCTCGATTTCGAGCGAAACACCGGTGCTCCGCTATGACTGGTGGTCCTCGTCCGAGGACCCGCGGTACTGGGAAGTGCTCGACCACGCGCCCAAGTCGGTGATCATGGATTATGCGCGCGACGGGCTCCCCTTCATCGCCTCGCACCGGAGTTACGACGCCGATCAGCAGCACGGCTTGGTCGAGAACGTGCGCGTCGAGAAGAAAGTCCTTCGCGGCGACGCGCGGATGAGTCGTGCCCAGCGGAGCCAGGAGATCGCGCAGGACATGCGCGATGGCATCCGGAAGAAGGTCTCGGTCGGCTACGTCGTCGGCGATCAATACACGCAGACCAAGGGCGGCGCCGACGGCATTCCGATCCGCCGCTACACCGCGTGGATGCCGCTCGAGGTGTCGACGGTTCCGGTTCCTGCCGACTACGACGTCGGTGTCGGGCGCGCCAAGAGTGCCGATGGACAAGCGGCGCTCATACGGTTTCTCGATCTCGTGACGATGCCGGACGGATCAACGACGCAAATGCAAACGCCAGCCGAGGGCGAACGCTCGGCACCAGCAGTACCCACATCACCCACTGAGGCCCGAAAGGCCGAGGAGCGCACCATGCCCGACAATGGCACGGCCCCGGGCGGGGCCTCGAACGGAACCAACGGAACCACGACCGCAGACCAGAACGCCAACGTCGAGACGACGTCGGGTCGGTCTGCTGCGGACGCAGCGCAGGCGGCCGCGCAGGTCACGGCGATCGTCGACCGCGCGCGCGCCGACGAGGCGACGCGCGCGGAGAACATCAACACGATCGCGTCGCAGCACGGATTGACCGAGCGTGCGGCCGAGTGGCTGCGCTCCGGCAAATCCGTGAACGACGTGCTCAAGGAAGTGAACGCCGTGCTCGAGAAGCGGATCAAGGACGGTCCGCAGATCACGAGCGGCGTCGAGGTGCCGGCCAACGAGCGGAAGCGCTTCTCGTTCAGCCGCGCGCTGCTCGTCGCGTGCCCCGAGCTCGAGCGCGAAGCCCGGTCGATCGACCTCGGCTTCGAGCGCGAGATCATGCAGGAGGCGCGGAAGAAGAGCCCCGATGCCCGGAACGGCGGCGTCATGGTCCCGCTCTCGATCTCCGGCGATCAGTATTTCCGCGCGGGCGTCGATTCGGCCACGGCCTCGACCGGCGGCATCTTCAAGTTCACGCAGCCGGGAGAATTCATCCCCCTGCTCCGGAACAAGACGTCGGTCATGCGCGCCGGCGCGACGGTCATCCCGGGCCTCACCGGTCCGGTGACCTTCCCGAAGCAGCTCACGGCGGCGACCGCGAACTGGGTCGGTGAGAATCCGGGCTCGGACAACACCGCGTCCAATCTCACCACCACGTCGGTCTCGCTCGCGTTCAAGACGATCCAGTCGTCGACGAGCGTGTCGCGACAGGCACTCTTCTCGGCGGCGTCGGGCAACTACGCCCTCGACCAGCTCATCATGGCGGACCTCGCCACGGTGATCGCGGTCGCGATCGATCTCGCGGGCCTGAACGGCCTGGGCTCGTCCAACCAGCCGCTCGGCCTCCTGCAGGACACGAACGTCGGCACGGCCGCGGCGCTCGGCCCGCAGGGTGGCACGATGGCCTGGGGCAACTGGATCGACCTCGAGTCCGCCATCGGCAACGCGAACGCCGACGGCATCGGCTCGCTCTCGTACATCACGAACACGAAGCAGCGGGGCGTCGCGAAGAAGTCGGGCGTGCTCGGCAACACCAACTCGGGCATTCCGATCTGGCAGAACGTGCCGGGCGAGATGGACGGCATCGTGAACGGCTATCGCGCCATCGCCTCCAACCAGGCGCCGTCGAACCTGACGAAGGGCACGGCCACGGGCTGCTCCGCGGTCATCTTCGGCGCGTTCGATCAGATCCTGATCGGCATGTTCGGCGCCGGCTTCGAGACGCTCGTCGATCCGTACTCGAAGAAGAACCAGAACATGATCGAGATCACCTCGTGGAACTTCGTCGACGTGGCGGACCGCTACCCGACGGCATTCGCCACGATCAAGGATGCCCTGTAGTCGATGAGCGTCCTGACCGATGACCTCGCGGCGATCTTCGCCGACACCAGCCTGACGGTGTCGGTGGAGTTCGCCGTGTCGTCGTCGGCCCCGGTCCAGTGTACGCGGGGATTTCTCACCTCGGATGATCTCCCGGAACCCGACGCGATGGGCGGTCTCACGATCGTCACGCGCCGGGTGTTGACCGTGCAGGAGGATGTGCTCGACGGCCTCGCGCAGAACTTGACGATCACCGTCGACGACGTGGACTACCGCATTCACGGTGTGCGGAGCGGTGGCCGCGGCAAGACGAAGGTGCTGCTCGCATGAGCAAGCCAACGAGGTCGTCGTGATTCTCGAAGCCGATCGCATCGTCGCCGACTGGCTCGCCGGCCCAAATGGCGTCACCGCGCAACTCGCGGTGATCCCAATCGACGCCGGCGATACCGCGCCCGTTGCGATCGCGACGGTGGCCGACGAGACGCGGAACGGTATGGCGGCGCGCAACGAACCGGCGCAGCCCTATCCGAGCGTCACGGTGTCGGTCGATGCGCTGACCGATCTCGACGGCGTGGCGCAAGTCGTCACCGCCGACGGGGATATGAAAGTCCGCGTGCGGATCGCCGTCGATTCCAACGTGACGGAAAACGCGGTGCGGGATGTCAGTTACTACCTCCGCGCCACGATCAAATCGCTCCGGCTCTTGTGCTCTGATGCGCACAGTGCATCGCGCATCCGGAATGATGTCAATCTCGAAACGGTGATCTCGATGGTCGAGGCGATCGACTTCCCGAAGCCCGATCAGGCGGCGACCACAATCATCTCGGGCTATGTGATTCTCACCATGCGGCTCCGCGATCAGGCGCCGTAAGGCAAGCATAGGAGCGGTCTTTATGGAATTCATCATGATCGGTGACGAGCGCGTCGAGATTCCCAGGGAAGCGATTGCGGAGAGTCGCGAGGCGGTCGCGGAATGGATTGCCGCTGAAGTCGCGCGCCGCGGCGGACCGGTAGCGCCGGCATCGCCGGCGACGGTAGAGGAGTAGCTCGTTAGTCGGCAGTTCGGTCGGTCGTTCGTTCGGCAGTTCACTCGTTTCACTCTCTGGTGCCACGCCGTGAGGCGTTGCGGAGGTCATTCTCGCCATGGCTACGCCGGCGAAACTGCTCAGTGTCATCGGCCTCTTGGCGAAGCCAGAGGTCACGTACGGAACCGCCGTCGCGCTGTCGACGACATCGGACGGCGTGCAGATGCAGTTCAAGAGTCGCGATACTGCGGCCGTCTTCACGCCCGCCTACGCCTTCGACGGCGACCTGGGTCCCTCGGTCTCGAACTTCGGCACCACGGCCCGCGTGGCACCCTCGGGCCGGAGCATGACCGGCGACGTGCCGGTGCGGGTCCGCGGCGGCGGCGCGGCCTACTCCGCAACGGTCGTCCCGTCCCTTCACAATCTGCTCAAGGCCGCCGGCTTCGATGCCGCGGTGACGACGTCGGCCGGCTCGGAGAAATGGCTCTACACGCCAACCGCGCCGGGCACCGGGTATGCCTCGCTCACCATGGGCCTCTACACCCGGGGCGAGCTCTGGACCTTGGCCGGGGTGCTCGGAAACCTCAAGTTCGACGCGCCCGATCCGGCGCCGCCGATGTGGACGTTCGGTGCGTCGGGCCTCTGGTCGTCGCTTCCGACCGATGTCGCGGCGCCGTCGATCACGTATCCACTGCAGACCGTACTGCCGCCGCTCGCCTCGTCGGTCGTCCCGACCTTCGGCAGCTTCACGACGAACGCGGTCGTGCGCTCCTCGTCGTTCGATCTCCAGCGGAAGCTCGCGGCCCGCGTCGCGCAGTCGAGCGGCGGCGGGCATCTCGGGTTCGTGCCGGACGACCGGGCGCCGATCATCAAGCTGACGCTCGAAGCGACGGCGCTCGTCACGACCCCCTTCACCTCGTCGGCCGGCTTCGATCCGTACCAGCTCTACGACACGGCGCAGTCCTTCGCCTTCGCGCTCAAGTACGGCGGCACCCAGTACAACCGCTACACGATCAACTTCCCGCAGGCGCAGGTCATCGGCGTGACGCCCTCGGGCGACGGGCCGACGGCGACGGTCGATCTGACGATCGCGGCGTTCAACTCGACGGCCTCCGCGGCCGACGACGTCAACATCGTCTTCGACTGAGCCCCGAGCGTGGCTACAGCCAAAGGCTTCGACGTCGACGCGTTCCGCGCCGCCCACCAGCCGTGGTCCTTCACGGTGGGCGGCCGGACGTTCGGCGCGCGGCACGTCAGCGCGGTCGCAGTCCAGCGCTACGAACAGATGCGCGTGGTCGCCGGCAAGGATGCCAAGCGGCAACAGCGCGCGCTCCGGTGGTTGTTGCGCCGCGCGTTTCCGTGGCGGCTGAGCTACCGCCTCCGCGGCGATCCGGTCACGTTGATTCTCGGCCTGGAGCCGGCGGCCCAGCGGGCGGCGCTGATCGATTTTTTCGCGTGCCTGAGCGGACGGACGGCGCCGCCGCTCACGATGACGAAGGCGACGCCGACGAACCCGCGGACGAGTGGGATCGGCTCGCTCGGCTCAACACCGCCCCTGAGTCCGTAGATGGCGCACGCACGGGGCGGCGCATCGCGTTCGAGACCGCGCTCCTCCATTGCGAGATGCGGTTTGGTGCCGCGTGGGTCTATGCGCCGGGCCGGTGGGATACCGTCGACGGCTGCGTGCCGGTGCGGCTCGTCTGGAGTTATTTCGCGGCCATCAGCATGGGCCGCGCGCTCGACGCGATCGATACGGCGCGTGGGATCGGGCTCGCGCTCGGGAGCGAGGAGGCCGGCGCGCGCGTGCGGAAAGCGATCGCGGACGAAGCGTTCCCGTCCGCGTAATCGGCTCATGGGGTATCGCTAAATGGCCGACAAAGAAGTCTCATTCACGATCAGGGCAAAGGACGCCGCGTCGGCCGCGCTCAAGCAGATCGAATCGAGCGCCGATAAGGTCACGCAGAAGCTCTTCTCGTTCAAGGATATTCTCGGCGGGATCGTTGGCGTCGCCGGCGCGTTCTCGCTCGGGGCCGTCATCAAGGACATCGTCGATCTCGGCATCGCGTCGGACGCCACATTCCGCACGATCGCGAACAATCTGCCGACGTTCACGGAAGGGATTGGCGCGCTGCGCGACGGGGTCAGTGAGCTTGCCGTGTCGTCCGGCCGGTCGCTGGAGTCGATGCAACAGGCGGCCGTCGCCATTTCGAAGCTCGGCGTCTCGAGCGCGTCGGACCTTCAGGCCCAACTCACGGCGGCGACGGCGCTCTCGGATGCGACCGGCGCCTCGCTCGATACCTCCGTCCAGGTGCTGCAGCAGCTCCGTCGCGAATTTGGCCTCACCGGCGATCAGGCGCTCGATACGGCGGCCAAACTCGCCGAGGCGACCAAGGGCAAGGCGAGCATTGACGATCTGTTGACGGCCTTCCAACGAGCGACGCCGATCTTCCAAGAGTTCGGCCTGAGCGCCGATGAAGGCATCCGGGCCATCGTCGCGCTCATTCAAAAAGGCGCGACGGCCCGGTCGGTTGGAACGGACCTTGGACAAATCGCCGACAAGGCCGGCTTCGACAAGCTCGCGAGTCAAGCACAGATCGCGACCGGCTACATGGACGATTTCAATCGCGCCATCGAGAACACGCGGGATGGCGCCGACCGCTCGGCGCAGTCCATCAAGACGCAACTGACCGTCGCGATCGAAGGCATCTTCAAGAATGTCGGCGGCCCGGAGTTCCTGAAGGGGTTCGCCGATTTGCTGACGACGATCTCGCATCTGAGCTTCACGGGCATCCTGCAGCTCGGACAGGGCATCGGGGGCATCACGAACGCCGTGATCGAGGCGAACACGAAGGGTGGTTTTCAGTTCGGGGGATCGGGACAGTTTGGTGGCACCGGCGCGTCGGGGACGTTCGGCGCCCCGAGCGGCGGCAGTGGCGCGACGGGGGCAGCAGGCGCGGCGAAAAATCCACTATCTGGCATCACGACGAAAGCCGACGTCGCGGCGCAAGCGAAGGCCGTCGCGGATGGCGTCGAGAATATCCGCCGCGTGCTGCAAGCGTTGCGCGAAGAAACCAAGAACTCGGACGAGGCATTCAAGGCCCTCGGCGATGCCCTTGCGCATCTCTCCGGCGACGTGCTCGCGCAGTTCGATCAGTCCGTCGACGATACGACGAACGCGATCAAGAAACAGATCGAGACCGGCGACCCCGCGCGTGTCGCGGAACTCACGGCCCGGCTAAATGATCTACAGGGGGCCTATGCCGCCATTCGTCCCTCGGTCCAGGCCGTCTCGGATGCGCAGCAAGCGTCATTGCAGGTACAGAGCGCCGTCGCCAAGGGCAACCTCGACGTCGAAGGCGGGCTCTCGGACCTGAGCGGCCTGCTCGACGTGTACAAGCAGAAGGAAGCGGAATCGCTTGATCCAACCGAGGCCGAGAACTACAGGAAAGCGGTCGACCTGATCTCGCAGGCCATGGATAATCTTGGCAACAAGATTCCCAAGGGCCTGCCGAAGAAAGAGGACGTCAGTCTCCTCAAAGAGATCGCGGCGGGTTGGGACACCGTGGGCCGCTCGATCGTCGCCGCCGCGCAGGCCTTGGGCGGGCTCGATGACAAATCCGCCGCCGCACTCCAGAACGTCGTCTCGCTCGGTGACGGCATCGCGAAGGCGCTCACCGGTAACGTCGTCGGCGGCGTGGCTGAAGGTGTCACCGCGCTCGCGGGATTGGTCACGAGCCTTTTTCATCACGCGCCGAGCGCCGCCGAGCTCCAGCAGCAGAAAGACACCCAGGACAACACGAAGGCGCTCGACAATTTGCGCGCCGCCATCCAGACCGGCCGCGGCGCGAGCGTCACGGGCGGCCTGACGCAAGGCGTGGCTGGCCTTGCGCTCACGGGCGTGACGAACAACCTCGGCGGCGCGTTCCTCGGCAACACCGAGCAGAATATCGTCGCCATGCAGGAAGCGGCGAAGGCCTTGGGTATCACACTTGACGGATCAAAGGCGAGCCTCGAGGCACTCAAGGGCGCGCTCGAAGCTGTAATGCCCGAGCTGAAGCGGGAAGCCGATGAGGCTGCGGAGACGCAACGCGCGAATCTCACGCTCGGGATCGAATCCGCCGAAGCGTTCACCCTCGCGCAGAAACAGCAACTCCAACGCGATCAACTCGCGGAGCAGCAACGCGAAGAACTCCAGGCCGCGCAAGACAAACGCGACGACGACGCAGCGGCGGGGCTCGACACGACCCTCGACGACGAAGCGCTCGCGCAGATCAAAGTGAAGGACGCCGCCGAGCAGGCCGCGCTTGCCGTCGAGCAGTTCGCGGATGCGATCGGCGCCGTCAACGATTCGGTCAGTACGGCGAACGACATCCTCGGCATTTCGGGTCCCGGCGCCATTTCGAATTTCGCGGCCGGGTACAACGCGCAGAATCAGAAGTTCGGGTCGTCCTTCGCGATCGATCTCTCGCCGTTCGACCTCGGCACGATCCAGGGCGACGACAGCGCGATCAGCTACCTCCAGGGACTCTATCAGGGGCTCGACCCGAGCGATCCGAATTACGGCACGTATGTCGGCGAGATCAAATCGCTCGTCGACCAGATTCGCTCGGAAGAGAGCAGCCTCCAGAGCGCGGTCGGCGCTGCGGGCGTCGCCCCATCGGCTGGGATCGATACCGGCATCCCCTCCACCGGCATCAGCCCGACGGGGTCCGTCGTCACCGGCACGGTGACCGGCATCTCCGACGCGCAAGCGAACGGGGTGCTCGGCTATCTCAATTCGATCGACACCACGCTCACCGCGTACCTGCCGAAGATTTCCGATGCCTTGTCCCTGGGGTCGTCGCTCGGCGCGCGCAGTTTCGACTTCGGCTCGATCTCGAGCGTGGGCTCGATGACGAACACCTTCAATTTCTACGTCGAGGGCCAGTCATTCGAGTCGTTCATCGCGACGTTGAACGTGCCGCAGGTCTCGGCCGCGCTCGATCGCGCCTTGGGCCAGCGCTTGAGCCAAGCGCGCATCACCGTCGGCGCCCAGAAGCGGTAAGCGAAGCGTGAGCATCCGATGAGCGTCTTTCTCCCCGGCACGACGCTGACCCTGTACGACGACTTCACGTCGAACGACGGGGTGGCGCTCGCGCAGATCACCGATTGGAACGCCTGCGAGTGGCAAGAACGCGCTGACGCCTCGTCCGGCTCCCGCGGCTACGCGATGGTGACGATGCCGTTCGATTCGGCCGCCGCGCCATTCGCCGCGTTCACGAACGTCCTGCGCATCAACCAGCCCGTCGTCGGCGGACCGGATCGGGTGTGGGAGTATCGCATCATCCAACTCGACGACACGCTGGGGAAGCTCATCACGCTTCGCTGCGCGACGATCCTGGACGACTTCGCCGAAGAGCAGATTCGGAGCGTCAACGGCGGCGTCGCCACGAAGACGGTCGACATCATCGCCAAGCCGCCGAGCGTTGTGCTGACGGAAACGGTGCTCCCCGCGATTGCGGCCCAAGGCTTCACGGGCTGGTCGTTGGGCACGGTGACGCCGATGGGCAAGCTCTCGAACACGTTCCGGGCGCAATCCCCGTTGGCGATCATGGCGTGGCTCGAACAGGCGACGGGCTACACCTGCTGGGCCAACCGGGCGAGCGAGACGACGTGGACGTTGAATCTCTCGAACCAGAACGAGAGCGCGACGCCGCCCGTGGCGATGGTCGGACGGAACGTGCTGGCGCTGGACCGGACGATCGTCCGCGATGACAATTTCGTGAATCGCGTCGAGCCGGACGGCAGCACGGCGGATTCCGAGACGGAGCCCACGAATCTGGGCCAATCGCAGTGGAACGGGACCGCCTCCGGCGGGGGCACGGGCAGCGTGGTGACGTTGAGCGATCCCGATGGCCTCGTCAATCCGATCTTCTATGACGATCAGTTGAACGGGCTCGAAGCGCTCACGGCGAACGTGCCGACGTGTCTCCAGTCGATCACGAACGCCAGCGCCATCGCGTTCGATACGACGCGGCGCTACGTGTGGTGGATCGAAGGCACGGAGACGCTTCGGGGGCACGACGTCGAGAGCGATACGAGCGTCAGCCTCAATCTGGCGCAGGGCGGCACCGTGCTGGCCATGGGGTACGATGCCTCGCACGACCGCCTCGTGATTGCGTACAGCAACCTCGCGACGGTGCTGCTCGTGAATCCGGCCACGCCGGCGATTGCTGCGACGCTCACGACCTCCTCGAATCCGCTCGCGCTTTCCGTGGTCCCGGAACTCGCGAAAGCCTACGTCACGCCAACGGCGGCGACGCCGACCCAAATCATCGATCTCGCCGCCGGCACGATCGCGACCTGGACCGGCGGCCCGAGTGGCGGGGCGATTCTCAAATATCTGTATCACACCGCGTCCAATCGGCTCGTGGTCTACAGCCCGGGCGCGACCGCCTTCGCCGTGTGGGCCGCCCCGAACGGCGCCGTCGTGGCGAGCACCGTCAGCGTCGGGCAACAGTTCGTGATGGCGGAGAACGCCGCGCAGACGACGATGGGGGTCACCCGCACCGGCTCGACGCTCGCGTGGGGCACGGCGACGATCAGCGGCACGCCCTCGTTCTCAGGGCTCGCGTCCATGCCCGCCGTCGCCGGCATCAGCCTCTCGGCCGTCGATCTTGTGAGCGCGGGGGGACGGTATTACGTCGTCGGCAATGCGGGGCGGTACGTCGTCGGCTGGAACGGCACGGCCTGGACCGGCACCGTTGGGGACTTGGGATCGGCGCAGTTCTACGCGCTCGAGCGCGGGCCGACGACGGCGGAAACGTCGAACCTGTTCAGCTACGACAGCGTCGGCGGGATTCGGCGCCTCGCGCTGACCGTGGACTGCTCCCCCTTCGAGCACTGGACCGTCCAGGCGACGAACCAGGCCGCGCAAACGGTGACGATGCCGGCGAGCGGATCGGGCGGTCCGGTGCGACTTCGCTCAGGGGCTCGGATTCAGTTCCGCGCGAACCCGAGCTTCGACTATCTCACGCGCCTCACGGACCCGCTGTCGATCGCGACGTACGGCAAGACGATCGACGCCTCACCCAGCACATCGATCTTCGGCAAGACGAATTACTGGCGGGGCGGAACGTTCGATGAGTGGCGCAGTGACGATACGAGCCGCGGGCTGACGAGTGCCGCGGCCGCGACGGGGATCGCCAATCGCTTCCGCGTGAGCGAGGCCGCGCCAGTGTTCCAGCGGAGCGTGACGCTGACGGCGACCTACACGGCGGGCGGCGCGTCGATCGCGGTGAGCGGGTTGCCCGCCAATCAGAAGATCCAGGTCGGGGACGTGTTCGCGGCTGGGACCGGAACCGGCTCGTCCGATCTGGCGATCGCCGCGCAGCGCGCCGTGGCGGACGGCTCGGGGAACGCGACGATCACGATCCTCACAACCTCGCTCGGCGGGCATCTGAGCGGCACGACGCTCTTTTACACGCAGCCGACCATCCCCTTCGCCGACGGCCAGCAGAATGCCGTGGTCCTCATCAATGGCACGGGGCCGGTGACGGGATTGGTGCCGCTCCCCTTTGTCGTGGCCGACGCCGTCGCGTGGGTCGCGCTCAACATCGTCGTCGCGGGCTACTCGAACGCGAGTGGGCAGACGGTGACGCTCGGCGCCCGGGCACCCTTTGCGACGGCCGACAATACGCTCGACACGGCCAATCTCGCGACGGTGACCGCGCAAGCGCAGCTGCAACAGTTCCGGTTGAGTCAGCGATTCGATCTGGGCGGCGGCTGTAATTCGCCCGGCGTTGGTCGCTTCACGATCACGCCGCCCAGCGGGTTGGCCGGCGACTACATCCTCTACGTCGTCTCGTGCTCGGTCTGCCTCACGGCGACCTCCGTCGCCGCGATTTCTCCGCCGCGCGACATCTTCGATTCGGAAGGCCCGCGGGCGCTCTGGCAGCTCGCGAATCTCCGGCTCGTCCAAGGCGGAAGCCCAAGCGTGCAGTATCGCTGCACGGTGCGCCAGGACGAAAACCCGTTCCTGCCAGGCGTGACGGTCACGTTGATCGACCCGACGCGCGGCATCGTGGCGCGCCCCAAATGCGTGAGCGTGCTCTATCGCGGGGTGGGGCCCGATCAGGCGATGCAACAACCAGAGATCGAACTGTCGAACGTCTCGACCTTCGCCACGCAATCCATCGCGGCGATTCAAACCTCGCTGGAAGCGGCATAGGAGGCGGCCGAAATGACCTTGCACTCCATCGCCTTGAATGGGTTGTCCGTCGAGGATGATCTCGGGCTGTACGTCTCGGCGATCGCGGGGTTCCACGACGTGCCGGGGCGAACGTATCAGACGGTGGCGACGCCGTTGGAGCCGGGCTTGCGGCCGGTCAGCGTCGGCTCGACGGTCGATGCGAGAACGCCGACGATCACGTTCCTCGTGCCCGCGACGAGCTTCACCGACCGCGCCGCGCGCATCGATGCGCTGGTCGCGATGCTCAACGGGCAGGTCGAGTTGTCGAGCCTCGACGCGCCAACGCGCGTGATGTACGGCTACCTCACGCGCAGTCAGGTGACGACGCCCTACAAAGAATTCGTCACGCCGGAAGTGAACGCGCAGCTCTCCTTCACCGCGTTCGATCCGCTCTGGTACGACCGCGATCCGATCATCACGAACATCCCGGCCGGCTCGACCATCGGCCTCCCGATCGGCACCGGGCCGGTCAGTCGGTTGACGATCACGGCCCTCGGCCCCTCGACGGGACCGCGCATCTACCTCCTCACCGATCAGACGGGCCAGGAAGTCCAGCGCATGACAGTGGCGGGGAATCTCACCGCGAGCCAGACCGAAACGATCGATTGCAAAGCCGGCACGATCGTGCTCCAGGATGGCACGAGCCTGTTCGGCAATCTGACGCCCGGCGCCTTTTTCCAGCTGCGACCGCCGCGGTCGTTCGCCATTTCCTGCGCGGCGGCATCGCTGCGCGTCGCCCATTTCCGCTCCTACGTCGCGTGACGGCCTTTAGGAGACTCCAATGACCTTCCCCTATGGGGCGCTCGACGTGGGCCGGCAGACCGGACGGCTCTTTCAGTGGGAAGCCGCGGACCTCTCCCTCACCGCCCGGACGGGACAGGTGGGAGTGTTCGCGCGGAACGATACACAGTCCGTCGGCGTCATCGACTCGAATGGCGTCTACGGTCCCGCGTTGCCCAATCAGCCGCGGTTCATCGCCATCGACACCGATGGTGACGGGGTGCGGGATGCGGTCGCGCTCTTGCTAGAGCCGGCGACGACGAATCTCGTCAAGCAGAATTGCACCGTCGCGACGACGCCCTGGGTCAATGTCAGCGGAACGTTGCCGACGAATGCCGCGCTCACGGCGGCCGGGCTCTCGTGGTGCTTGTTCGCGAACGCGAATACGAGCGCGATTCGGCAACCGATCACCTTCGCCTCGGACGGCGGGAAGGCATACTCGTTCCGCATCAAAGCCTTTCCCGGAGCGACGGGCACTGTGTTCGTCCTCCCCGTGTGGGACGATACAAGCGCCGTCGCGCGCGCGGTCGTCCAGGCCACCGTTGCCGCCGACGGCACGATGACGTTTTCCTCGACCGGCGTCGGCACGATCATCTCTGCGGTCAAGATCGCGAGCGGCGGCTATGAGGTGAAGGGACAATCGGCCTCCGTCACGCACGCGCATTCGCACTTCATCTACGCCAACGACAACTCCGGATTCGGCGGCACGGCCACCGCATTCTATGGGACCGGCTTTCAGGTCGAGGACGCGCTCATACCGACCTCGCTCATCGTCACCACGACGACGACCGGGAGCCGGTTGGGCGAGACGCTCACGTTCACCGTCACGGCGCCGCCGCAAGTCTCGACGCTCTACGTCAAGCACATCGAGCGCGGCAACCTCATCACCGGCGCCACGCCGGGGCTCATCGGCATCGGCGCCTCGACCACGCCGGCCTTATTCATCTTCAATAGCGGCGGCGTCTACGCGGTCGAGCATTTGAACAGTTCAACGGCGGTCTCCTCGGCCGTCGGGACGCCAAGCTTCGGGCAGCTCAACGAAGTGCGCGCGGCGCTCTTTGCCGATGGATCGGTCCAACTCGGGCAATCGATCGCCGGCGCGACCGAGACGCTGGGGACGCAATCGGCGGGATTCACGGCCTCGCAGGTCAATCCGATCGCGTCGGCCTGGCACGATGCCACGCTGACGCTCAGCGACCGCGGTGGCGTTCCTGGCTACGCCGCGCTGCTCTCGGTCCGATGGGGCGCCGCGGTGCAGGCCATGAGCGCGATGCGCGCGACGGCGTAGGGCGCTCCGCGAATGGCGGTTCGAAGGGTGGCTCAAACTGCACCCGATTTCCCCGCGCGCGTCGGACGCCCGTCCTATCCTGCGCTTTAGAAAACGGAAGCGATCACGACCCGCGACTTCGCTCCGCTGAATAACCTGCACGGCAGCGGCACTCGCCCATTCGTATCCTGCCGTGGACGAACGCCACTTCCCTGCTCGTCCTGGAACTCCTCGGATTCCGTCCATGCTCTGATGAGGCAGCGCGCCGCCATGCAGGTCCCAGCGCTCTCCGATACGCCAGGATGGCTCGCCGCGCTCCGCTCGCCGGCGGCGACCCTGACCGCCTTCGTCGTCGTCGCCCGCCTCATTCTGCTCCCCGCGCTGATGACGCTCCTCCGGCGCGACTTGAAGCCGGAACTGTCCAAGCTCGCGGACCACGAGCGGCGCATTCCGGCGCTCGAACGTCGGGTCGATGAATCGGAATCCGACCTCCGGGACCTCAAGAAGATGCCCGAGACGTTGGCGCGGATCGAGGAGCAGTTGAAGACACTCCTCCACGACCGACGCTCGGCGCAGCGGGGGGCGACCGCGTGACGACACCCACCGGGCCGACCGCCACGGCGCCGCAGGAAGGCGCCTTCGCCCGCGCCCTCGCGCGATTCGCGTTGGTGCTCGTCGGCTTTGGCGTGTGCGTCGTGAACGGCTGGCTCCTCTGGCATGAGGAGCACGAGACGACCCCGGCTTCGACCACACATCTCGCTTTCTTCCTCGGCGGCATCGGCTTCGGTGTGCTCGTGATCCTCGCCGCAATCCCCGGTGCGGTCGCCGCGGTGACGGACAGCGCGAAGTCGATTCTCGGGGCGATCTTCCCATTCGTCGCGCGCTGGCGGAACGGCAATGCCGGGAGCACGCCGTGAAGACGCGCGTCCTCTTGCTCCTCGCACTCGGCGCCTTCGCGTTCTGCGGAACGGCGGCGGTCGTCACCGCGCAAGGTTCGACGAAGCCGGATTGCAATCTCGCCGAGCGCCGCTTCGACTCCTACGTGAGCGCGGGCACCAAAGGCGGCTTCATCGCGCCCCGCTGGGAACACGAGACGATTCGCGTCGGCCTCTCGGTGTCGACGACCGAGCTGGCGCATCTGCTCTTCCGCCGCGGCCCGGTCGCCTCAGCCAGCATTGCCGCGGTGACGGTTGGCGTCGCGCCGCACGTCGCGCAGCTCCTCGAACATCGTCCCGTTGACCCGCGTGACGCGGCGGCCGACGCCTTCCTTGCGAGCGTCCCCCTGATCGCCGTCACTGGCCTCTCGGCGCATTCGTGGCAAGGTGTCGCGCTCGCCGCCACGACGATTCTCGGCGGGTATTTGGCCTCGGCCTGCTGGTTGTCGCCGTGAGTGACATCGACCGCTCGACGCTCCCGCGCATCTATCTCACCCGCTTTGCCCCGGCGGGGCCGAATGCCACGGCGACGTTCGGCCGCTGGGAAGACGCCGAGCATCGACAACTCGCGGTCACGGTCGAGCTACCCGACGCTGGGAACGCGCCCGATGTCTCCTGCATCTGCACCGGCGAGTTCGTATGCGCGATGCGGGACTCGGTGAAGCATCACGGCCAGGTCTACGGCGTCCAAGACGTTCCGGGCCGCGAGGACATCGAAATCCATCCGGCCAATCTCGCGATCGAACTGCTCGGCTGCATCGCGCTCGGGCGACGCTTCGGGTACGTGAAGCTCGATAGCGGGCCGCACGCGGGCGCGGAAGGCGAAGGCGTGCTCGAATCGCGCGACGCAGTGGCCGATTTCGTCACGCGTATGCAGGGCCAGCCGTTCCTCCTCGTTGTCGGCAACTCGGAAGTTCCTCCGCCAGAGGCCGCGCCGTGACGTGGACAGCCTGGAGCCCGGCCAAGCGACGGACGGCGAAGCGCTCGAAGGCGCATCGGCGGTCATCGTCTCACCGCTCCGACCGGTCGAAATCTTGGCCGCGCAATACACGGTCACGCACGCCCTCCACGGCTCCTACTACGCGCCTCTCTCCCCCTTCAGTGATCGATCTATGACCACGAACAACTACGACGGCGTGCCGCTGCTCTTCTCGGCCCGCAATCCCAAGCTCGCCGAACAGGTCTACGCCTCGCCCGACAACGGCGTGACGTGGGAAGCGATGCGGGGCTCCGAGCAGGCCGGCGAGCGTGAGTCGATGGCGCCGCTCGTTCCCGTGCCGTTGATCGACGGGACCGACTACGAGCCGCATGAGGAGCAGTGGCATCCGGGCTTCGTCTTCCTCGAGACGGATCCGGCGTTGCTCGCCGCGGCAATCGCGGCGCCCGGTACGGTCATCGCCGCGCCGGCGCGTGGAGCAGAGAGCCTCAAGATCACGCCGCTGAGCGACGTGCCCGATGCGCCTGTGACCGTGGGGCAGACCGGCGACACGCCGGCGCCGGATCCGGCGACGCCCGCCGAACCCGCGCCCGTCGTCGAGACGAAGGCGATCCCGGTGGAGCATCACAGCCGCATCGTCGAATGGATCGAGCGCGTGCCGAGCTATCTCAAAGTCGGCATGCACGAGCTGCTCGACGAGTTCAAGAAGCTCTGATGGCGCGCCTCTTCTGGCACGTCTGCACGGGCATCGGTCTCGCGGTCCTCGCGATCGCCGCGCTGGCGTTCGTGGTGTGGTTGTGCTTCCGCAACTACGACTGGGAGCGCGGCGGGTGACCGCGGCCGCCATTGCGAGCGCGCGCGTCCGAACGACCGTCGTCACGACCGTCGCGAAGGTCGCCGTCACGCTCTCGATCACCGGCGCGATCGTCTGGGGCATCTGGCTCGCCTACTTCGTCGCGGCCGAATTCTACATGCTCGGGACGCCGGGCGGCACGCCGTTCACGCACGTCGCGCGTACGATGCGCTTCGACGTGCTCGGCCGGTTCCTCGTCGTGCCCGCGCTGACGTGGGTGTATTGGCACATCGTCCTCCGGCCCCACGATCACGATGCCTTCACGGGCGCCGATCTGATCGCGCTCGCGGTCGGCGCGGGGATCGCCTGCGTCACCGGGAAGCTCTGGTATCTCGGCGGGGTGAGCGCGTGAGTGATAACGCGCGCGATCGCGACGGCCCGGCCGTGCATGGCGACAACGGCATTTTCGGCCCGCCCGGATGCCCGCGCGGCCGCACGGATTGCGAAGCGCTCGCGCGCTACGCGTCGCCGGGCGCTGAGAGCTACATGTGCTGCGGTGAGACGAACAATGCGCCGGTGCCAACCGATCGCCTTCGGCTCTGCGTCAAGAGCACGCACGAGACGGGCGTCGATCTCATGGTCAACTTCGACGAACGCGACGCGGTGCATACCGCCTCCGTGCTGATGGCCGGACTCTCGGCGCTCGGATCGGTCGAGATTCGCGCGACGTCGGCGATCGACGGAGTGCCGCGATGAGCGCCGCCGACGGCATCAAGCGCCTGGAGCAGCGCGCCCAGCTGTTCGCGAAGACGCGAGCGGCACTCTTCCTCGCCGCCGCGGTGGCGCTGTTCATCCTCGGCCGCTGCTCGGTGTCCGGCGGAAAGACCGCGCTCCCCGCGCCGCTCGCGAAGCAGATCGCACAACACGCTGTCACGAACGCGGTCGATTCCTCTGAGATCGTGCGGCTGCGTCAGTCCGCAACGACGGCCGCCATCGAAGAAGCGCGCGCGATCGATCGCGCCAACGCCGCGCGGCGCGAGGCCGCGAAGGAATCGGTGCGCGCCGAGTCGCTGGCCGTGCTGGCAAATGCCGCCTTCAATTCGGCCGCTGCGCGCGTCGATACCACAGCGATCCCCGACACTGTCCGGAAGGCGACCGCGTGGCTTTGGGCCGCGTATGGAGCCCGCACGCACGAAGCGGACTCACTCCGCTCGGCCGTGCAATCGGCGACTAGCGCCACCGCCAAGGCGAACGCGCGAGGCGACTCGCTCGATCGAGCGCTCGGTTTGAGCCAGTTCGATCTCGCGCAGACGAAAACAGACCTCGCCTCGGCGGTGCGCGCGCTGAAGGATGCCGACCCGCCGTGCCACCTCATCGGCCCGATCGGACGGTGTCCGTCCCGCATCGCATCGGCCACGATCGGGGCGCTGGCCGCGGGCGCCGCCGCGATCACGCTCTACGAACTCGACAAGCAAGCGAAGGACGCGAAGCAGGCCGCGCTCGATCGCAATGCGCGCGGTCCGACACTCGCCGCTGGATTCTCGCTCCACTTCTAACGCTAGGCTCGATATGAAAGATCTGAAATCCCTCGTGAAGTTGCTCGGCATCCTGGCGCTGCTCGTCGTCGGCTTCACCTTGCCGCTGACGGCGCAGACGTCTGCGTGTGTCCTCTCGCCGCCGGATTCGACCGGCGCGCGCGTGGCGACGTGCGCGGTCCCGCCGGTGATCAGAACGGTGCACGATACCGTCGTGGTGCACGACACGACGATCGTCACGAAGACGGTGACGCAGACGGTGACCGTGCACGACACCGTACGGGATACCGTGCCCATCGCGGCGCCGGCGCTGGCGACTTCCACAGCGCCGGCCGCGGCGATCGGCGCGACCGAGCCGACGTTCAACGCCGCGACGCAGACCCTGCTCGTGCGCGACGACATGAACTACGCCGCGCTCGCCGGCGCGGTCGCGGGCGGCTGGCGCTGCACGAACGGGAGCACCACACAGGACACGACGACGAATCCGATTGGCGCGTGCCAAATCGTGACCGGCTCCTCGGGCGTCACTACCGATCACGCCCTTCGCCTGGTCTACGACGGCAAGGCGAACGCCGGCGGCCAAGAAGGACACGCCTGGAGCCACACGCTCGGTGACGCGCTCGCGGGCACGGTCGGCCACACGCTCTACATCTCCTACGACGTCCGCGTCACCCCCGGCGGCGGGTTCACGCTCGACGACGCGGGCGGTGGCCCGCACATCGTCAAAGTGAAGTGGCTCGAACTCTGGACGACCACGGACCGCGCGCAGTTCTCGACCGCGTATCAGACCTGCTACAACAACGTCCCGCAGAAGAGCAACGTCGGCGGCGGGACCATCTGGAATTTCTTCGCCAACGCCGGGAACAACACGGTCTGCCAGGCCGGCCAGGTGCGCCCGCCGTTCATGTACCAGGGCCAGGGCCAATGGCATCGGCTCACGCACAAGTACGTCTCGCGCTCGTCGGCGACCGCGAACGACGGCGTGGCCCAGCTCTGGTATGACGGCACGCTGATCCTGAGCGTGAAAGCGAGTGATTGCGGGGTCACCGTGCCCGGCGCGGTGAACGATGCGGCGATCGGGTATCCGTCGCAGCCGGGCGAGAATCACAACCCTGCGCAATGGTGCCAGGCCAAAGACCTGGCCGGCTTTTTCGTGAACGCGCCGATCGTGAAGCTCACCTTCGGCTCCGTCTCGACGTCGATCCTCTGGCCGTTCTCGATCGACTACGACCACCTCACCGTCTGGAGGGATTGACGGATGTCCATCGTCTCGAGCGATCTGATTTTCTACTCGTCGGCGAGCGTGCCGACGGACGACGCATCGACGACCGGCGGCGCGATCGACACCACGGCGCGCGTCGCGCTCACGCAGTTCACCGCGAGCGCCAAGCTCTCGCTGACGTCGGACGGCGCCGACACGCGGAACGTGACGATCGTCGGCCGCAATGCCGCGGGCTCGGTCATCACCGAGACGGTGGCGCTGACGAACGCCGTCGAGGTGCTCTCGGTCAACACCTATGAGCGCCTCCAATCGGTGACGATCGCGAGCTCGAGCGGCACGCGCACGGTCACGCTCAAGCAGGGTTCGGGCGGCACGACGATCGGCACGATCGGGCTCAACGAGACGAAGCGGCACATCCAATTCCAGAACTCCTCTTCGGCGAGCTCGATCCAGACGCGCTACGAGAAACAGTTCGGCAAGAACACGAACGGCGCGAACGCGCTGCTCGGCGCGAACGTCACCCTGACGGCCGATCCGCAAGCCCGCATCCAGATCGGGCTCGCAACCGCCGTCAACGATGCGGTCACCGTCACCAACCGGGTCACGGCGCCGGCGAGCGTCACCTTCGTCGACGACAACATCGCGCAGAATGTGCCGGGGACCGATCTCGCGTCGGGCGCGGCGATCGGCGTCTGGGCGCAACAGACGCTGCCGGCCAACGACCCGGCCGCCAAGTCGACCTTCACCTTGCAATTAGCGGGGGGCACGACCTAATGGACACGCAACCGGTATTCACGCGCGCGGAGGCCGAGGCGCACGTCCGCGCCAACGGCCCGCGTCGCTGCCGCGGCGCCCTCCATCCGGAAAGCGCGACGGTGAAGAACGCCCTGCTCGCCGACGGGCGCCTCGAGGAGGCCGCCGCCGAGGACGCGGCGGGCCGCAAGGGATGCGGCGCGGATTTCAACGATGTGATCTGCGCCGGGCCGCTGGACGGCGTGCCGCGCGTCGGCGCCTGCCCGACGTGCGAGCTCGAGATTCGGTACACGCCGGGCTACTACCCGATCGCCGCCGACGATCCCGATCGCCACGAGGGCGATCCGTTGCCCGCGGAGCCCGAATCGCCGCCGGATCCGGCGGCGTCCCAGGAGGGCTGACCATGGACGGCGCATTTTACAACGATCTGCGCGAGCCCTTCATCGCCGCCGACGTCGCGGCGGTGACGCTCGCGAGCACGGACAAGGCGCTCTATCCGCCGTCGAACTTCCCGGTGCTCGGGGGGCAGTATTTCGCGCGGCCAGGGAAGAAGATCCGCGTTCGCCTCTTCGGTAAGATCACGACCGGTGCAACGCCTGGGAATCTCACCATCGACGTGTACTACGGCGACGGGACCGACGCGAACGGCGTCCTCCTCGCATCATCCGCCGCGGTCGCGCTCACGGCGAGTCAGACGAACCTGTCATGGACCGCGGACATTCTGGTGCATTGTCGCTCGATCGGCTCGGCCGGGACGCTCTTCGTCACCGGTGAGGTTGGCGCCAACGTCGGCGTGATCGCCTCCACGTTGCAGCCGGTCCTGGTCCCGGCATCGGCCGCCGTCGTCTCGGGCGCGTGCGATCTCACGGCCGCGAAGATCATCAGCGTGCAGGCCAAGCGCTCGGGGTCGACCGCGGAGACGATGACCGTGCAGGACATGGAAGTGATCGCGCTCAATTAACAAACTGAGAGAGTCCCGGTGAGCGCTGTCGACACCTGTATCGCCGCGATCGGCTCCGGCCGCATCGCGGCGATCTACCATCGGAGCGCGGGCGTCGCCACCTCCGGGAGTAATCTGACCGGGTGGGACGACTACCGGGGCAACACGGGCTTTGGCCCCACGCTCCTGCCGAACGGCGGGGCGGGCGGCACGGCACCGACCGTCGATGCCAACTACGTCATCACCGACGGCAGCGCGTCGTTCATCCGCCAGGCGACCGCGCTCGCGGCCACGGCGATCAACAACACGACGCCGGCGACGCTCGTCCTTTGGGGCGAGCTGATTGGTGCGCCGTCGTTCTGGCCGCTGGCGATCGACAGCGACGCGGGCGCGCAGCTCGCGCTGATTCAGCGCTCGGGATCGATCACGAAGTTCTTCGGCGCGAGCGACACGGCGCCCAAGCTCCTGCCGGCGTCCGGCGTGCGGTCGCTCTTCATCATCTCGAAGCCGAGTCACTACGGGATGGTGAGCGCGGACCCCGGCGGATCGTCGGGCAATGTCTGGATGTACGAGCCGGTCGGCCGCGCGCCGCTGATCGAGCCGCTGTCGAACACGGCGACTACGGGCTTCATCTCGCTCGGCAAGTACTCGACGGCGTTCGGCGCGATGCGGGTGCGCGGCTTCCTCTGGCTCGCGGACGCGCTGCTCGCCGCCGATCGCGCCGCGATCGAAGTGATGGTCGCGGACGAGACGCTGAGCGACAACGTCGATCTCTATCGCCAGGCCGATTCCAAAGGGCTCATCCTCTGTCTCGGCGATTCGCTGACGTTCGGCACGCAGTCGAGCGCCCCGAGCGTCACGGTGCCGGTCGATCCCACGGGGACCGGGTATCCGCCGACTTTGCAGAAGCTGATCAACGCGCAGTCGCTCAAGATCGACGTCATCAACCGCGGCACGCCGTCGATCGCCGGGGTCGAATGCTGTACGGTGCTCAGTGGACAGACGCACACGTACGCCGATCACCTGGCCGCGATGTGCAGCCCCGCCAGGCGCGCAGCGGGCTATCGCGAAGTCGTGATCATCCGCCTCGGCGCGAACGACGTCTCGGGCAGCAATACCGCCGCGCTCGAGTCGGCGCTCGCGGCCGGCGTCGCCTCATTCCAGGCCGCCGGCGCACGGGTCGGCATCTGCACGATCATTCCCCTCGGCGGCTGGTTCGGCACGTCGAGCGAGACCGAGCGGCTGGCGGTCAATAGCTGGATGCTGGGCGGCGGTTCGGGCGCGGACCTCGTGTTCGATCTGAGCCAGGTGTTCGACGCGGGCGGCGGTGTGTTTCCGTACCGGGATCCCTCGGGCGGCTCCGATACGGTCACGACCAACACGACGTATTACAACGCCGACGGCATCCACTCGATGGACCTGAGCTACGGGCTCACGGGCACGTACATCTTCAATCAGCTCTTCGCGGCCGGCCTCCTGAGCAACGCGCTCACGCAGCCGGCGACCATCGCGCCGCCGATGCGGCCGACGGCGAAAGGGCTCAGCGGCCGCGTCGCGATGATCATGCGCGCGCTCCGGCCCGCCACACCGATCAGCGTCACGTCGACGCCCGTCTCCACGGCGAGCGGCTCGAGTTGGGAATCGGTCGGCGGCGTCGCGCAGACGACCGCCGCGCCGGACGAGAATATGGGCCGCGTCGCCTCGACGACGACCGTCGCCGACGAAAACGTGCAGCGGGCGAGTGGCTCGTCGACCGCGCCACACGAGAACGCGCAACGCGCCACCACGGCCACGAGCGCGCCGGATGAGAACCTCGGCCGGATCGCTACGACGCTCGCGGCGCCGGACGAGAATCTCGGGCGGATCGCGACGCCCGCGGCGAGCGCCGATGAGAGCGTCGCGCCGGCGTCGAGCGTATCGACGAGCCCCGATGAGAACGTGCAACGCGCCGCCGCGGCGTCGATCGCAAGCGACGAGACCCTGGGCCGCGCGGCAGCAACCGGTGTAACTGCGGATGAAAACCTCGGCCGCATCGCCGGATCCGGCGTCGCGCCGTGGGAAGCCCTCGGGCTCACGGTGACCGCCATCTCCAACAGCCTCGTCGTCGCGATGGAATGGCTCGGGCGCGTCGCCGGCAGCCGGAGCGCGAGCGACGAGAGTCTGTCGCGGGCTTCCTTGGCGTCGGCGTCGGCCGGCGAATCGCTGGCGCGTGCGATCGCCGCGAGCAGCGCCGCGGACGAGCATCTGAGCGCGGTAAACCAGTCGGCCGTCGCACCGATCGAGCAGCTCGGTGGCGTCCGCGCCGCCATAACATCGCCGGCGAGCTGGCTCGGGCGCGTCGCCGCGACGATCGCGTCCGCGTGGGAAGCGCTCTTCAACCCCGCCGCAATCCCCCCGCTCGTCGACGGCCCGCTCGAGCTCGCGTTCGACGACGCCGGCTCCGACCTGACGTTCGACGACGCGGGCACTCAGCTCGCCTTCTACGACAACGATGGAGATACGCTCATGTCGACGGCCCGCATCTATCAGGGCGAAGTGAAAACGCTCCCGATGCAATTCCTGGGCGCGCTCCCGCCGGGCAGCGCGCCGAGCGCGCCGCGGCCGCCGCAAGATCTGACCGGCGCGACGCTCACCTTCAGCGCATGGAACCCGCACACGCCGGCGACGCTGCTGATTGATGGCGCCGACCTCGTCGCGGTCGATCGACCGAACGGGAAGGTGAGCTATCGCATTCAGGCGGCCGACGACGCGACGCCGGGGAGCTACATCGCCGAGGCGAAGGCGGTGTGGCCCGACGGCACGATCGCGAAAGCGCAAGGCGTGCTGATCATCGATCGCTCGTCGACCTGAGCGAAACTGAGCGATCGCGCTACGCCGGATCCGGCCGCGACCGCCCGACGTCGAGGCCGAACGGCCGCGACTGGAGCGCGAGCGCCTCGTCGATCGCCGCGATCAGGTTCTTCGCCGCCGCCGCGCAGGCGAGGACGAGCGGCGCCGATTCCGTCGTCTCGCCGCGGGCTCGGATCTGCTCGAGCAGCTGCGTCGCCACCGCGAGCTGCATCGTGAGCCGCACCTGGCCGCGCTGGGTGTGCGGCACCTTGGTTGAGTATTCGAACCGGAGGCCCTGAGTCTCGAGCGCGTCGAAGGCGACGCGCGGGATGTAGGCCTGGACGGTGATGCGCGGCGCCGGCGGCGGAAGTTCGTGGCCGCTCATATCACACAGAGCGCTTGCACCGCGATGCGATCCCTAGGCTGGGACCCCGGAGCGGAGCAGGTCAGGCTCGTAGATCGCGCCCGCGTTCGTCGCGAACGTCGCGAACCCAATGGTGACCGGCGGCAACGCACGCGGCGGCGGCGCTGCGGCTCCGCGCGCCTCGAGTGCGGCGCGGTAATTCGGAAGGATGTCGCGAAGGCGCGCCACGGCGTCCGTCATCGACTCACCTTGCGCGATACATCCAGGAAGCTCAAGCGGCCACACGGCGAACAACTCCGTGCCGTCACCAGCGGCTTCGACTGAACGGCCGATCGGGTATCCCTCAACGGTCAACGTCATCATGCCTATGAGCGCAAGAATCGGTGCATGCCCTCGCACCTCCTACAACTTGCCGACGATCTCAACGACCCGCAAGACGACGGCTGCGGATACGACATCCCTCGGGGATAGTACGACGTCGAGATCGAAACGTTCCGGTCGGTTCTCCTGAATCCAGCGGCGCTCGCCCCACCGGGAGGACTGATAGGCCGGGTCTGGGATGAAGCCCCATGCCGTGAGCAGCGCTTCGACATCGATAGACGACCACCCAGCGGGATCGTCTCGCATCTCGGCAAGGACGCGTGTCCGAAACGGAGTGGTGTTCGGCTGAGTCACTTCGACTGATCCGGGCCGGCGGGGATGGCCTTGATGGTCAGGCGAACGCGACCGAGATCCGATCCGTTCCAACGCAATTGAAAGATGTAGTGGCCGGGCTCCCGGAATCCGATGCTCGCGAAATTGAGCACTTGGTTCACATGAGCGGATGCGCCTGCTGCGATCGCTTGGGTCGGAACGTGCGAGTCTGCCTTGAACACCTGCCGCCCGTCCTCGTCCTCCATCGCGACGGACAGTTCGTGCGACCGACCGCCGTCTTCAAAGTCGAGCCGCAAGCGCACGACGAGCACCATGAACGGGTGCAGCGCGGGGAATTTGGGCGCGCTTATTTCGTCAAACACGCCCATGATGTTCAGTTTGCCGTCCGCTGTGACGTTCGCGCAGTCGGCGAGTGCCGCAATTTCGAGTTGCATGGGATGAGGCTCGGGACCAGCGCAGACTGTCGGAGTAGCGAACGTGTACGAGGGTCAGCAAACCGTCAATTATTAGAACGCTTTAATCTTGGCGGGGCGAGGGGTGGGAGGTCGTCGGCGGCGGTCATCGTTGTGGCAAGACCCCTAGCCGCCGAGCACATGGCCGGTGTTGACCCACCACTCGGTCGGGTCGCCCTGCTCATGGACTTTGACTGCGGCGTGAAACGGAGAATAGTCCTCAACGATCGCGTCAGACTGCGCGGGCGCCATGCGGCAACCGTTCAGCGGATCGGCGAGAAAACGGACCGCAGCAACCCGATCGTCCTTCGCGATGTCAATCAACCGTTCGAGATTGTCGCGATTGTGGCACTCGAACGCCGATTTCGTGAGCGTCACGCGCTGGCCGATATCGTATGTCGGCGTGGTGCTCGCTGAGGGGGACGACGAGTCGCGTGCGGCGCCGACCATGCACATGCCCATGGTCAGCACGCAGAGGCCGCCGATGACGAGCGCTCCTTTCGTTCCGACGACTGATTTCGTGCCCGGAGTGCTGGCGCCGCAATGCGGGCAGGATTTCGTCTCGGTGCTCACCGGCCGGCTGCACTCCCGGCATGTCGTCATACTCATGATGTTCTCCGCATCGCGAGTCCGGCACCACAGAAGCGACATCTGACTGCATCGCGCTTCACGACCTCGGCGCACTCCGGGCACTTCCGTTCATCCGCCTTCGCCGACGCCGGATGGCTCATCCTCAATACCATGGCGAGCGCTAACCCGAACGGGCCGAACAGAAATCCGAGCACGAGCCCGGCGCCGAATCGCCCCTGCGCGTCGAGGATCATCCCGCCCGCGAAGGCGCAGACGACGGCGACGATGAGGAGATACGAAATCAGCATGCATCTACCAGCCGACCACAATATCATAATGTTCATTCGCGCTCGCATGCACCAGCACGACTTCACTGGTTACACCGGT